ATGTAGCAAGTGCTAAGCAAATCGTAGCAAGTGCTAAGCAAAACGAAGCAGATAAGATAAGATTAGATGAGATAAGAGAAGATAAGATTGAGATACAAGAGAAGAAGAAGAATACTTGTGTCCTTTTTGACCAATTTTGGAACCTCTATCCCCGCAAGACCTCCAAGCAGTCCGCATCCAAAGCCTTCGCCAAGTTGAAGGACGAAGACCAGCAGGCGGCTATCAACAACATCTCCCGCCTCTACGCGGAAACCCCCGTCCAGTTCGTTCCCCATGCAGCCACCTACCTCAACCAAGGCCGCTGGGAGGACCAAGTAATTCCCCGCAATGCTACCTTCAACCCACTAAACCAAACCGACGATGAACCCTTACCATCTTACCGCTGAACGCAGGCTCCTATCATGCCTCATGGACCAGTTTACCAACCGAGCGGTCCTGCTCCTGCAAATCCCAGAACGCCTATTCACGGGGAACCATGTCCTCGTATATCGGGCCATTGAATCCCTGCACCGAGCCGAGCGACCTGTGGACCTGGTTGCGGTCCACAAGCACCTAATTGACAACGGGCAAGCCCATGTCATCGCTGAATTTGTGGACATCCTTGACGGGAACACGCTGACCTCCGACTGGAAGGTATACGCCTCGGACCTCAACGAAGCGTGGAAGCAACGGGAGGAACAACGCATCATGGACGAGTTGGCTCATGACCGTGACATTCCCAAAGCCTTTGCCCGTTACCAGTCCATGCAGGCCATTGAAACCAACGCCACCGAAACCACGGCCCACGAACTCGCCAAGACCTACCTCATGAACATGAACGAGGTCAGGGAAGGCAGACGCAAGGATTCAATTTTTCCCACCTACATCAGCCCGATGGACCGAATGCTGACGGGATTTAAACCTACCGAGTTCATCCTCCTTGGCGGTCGTCCAGCAATGGGCAAGACGCTCTTAGCCCTTCAAATCGCAATGAACCAAGCCATGGCCGATATTCCCGTGGTGTTCTTCACGCTGGAAATGTCAGCGGAGCAACTGACCCAGCGGATGCTTTCCAACCTTGCCAACATGGACGGGGCGCACTTCCTTAACCCGACCGAACGAATCAGCACAAAAGATTTCATGGACCTTGGCCAAAAAGCGGACCTCCTAAAGTCCAAACCGTTGTATATCGTGGACTTGCACCAAGCCAACTTGGACCGCATTGAGGGCGAAATCGCAAAACTGAAAACCAAGTACGGGATTTGCGGGTTTTATCTTGACTACCTGCAACTGGTTGAGCCGACCAAGATTGATAAGGCCAAGCCGAAAATTGAGCAGATGACCAACATCAGCAAGACCCTTAAAGCCATTTGCAAACGGCAGAAGGTGTTCGGGGTTGTGGTGTCATCGCTATCCCGTGCAACCGAGGGAAGGAGCGACCATCGGCCCATCATGTCGGACCTTCGGGAAACGGGGCAACTGGAATTTGATGCGGACAAGATTGGTTTCGTTTACCGACCTTACGAGCATGATAGGAACCAGCCATCGGACTTGATGGAGGTCATCGTCCGAAAGAACCGCAACGGTTCCCTCGGCATCGCAAACATTCAATGTCACCTTCCCTTTACCAAAGCCAACGAATACCCACCCAATTCCCTATGATGGAAGAATACAACCTCCAAGCCGCCTGCGTCAAGTTGTTCGCTTTGATGCGACCCAACGAGCAGGGTCTGCTATTCCTCAACCTCAACAACCCCCGTTCCCGCTCCAACGGGTTCTTCCTCAAAGGCATCGGGCTGACCGCTGGGGTGGCCGACATGACCTACCTATCCCCCAAGGGAGCGGTGTTCCTTGAATTTAAAACGCCCAAGGGCAAGCAGTCCCTCTCGCAGAAATGGTGGCAGGGGGTGGTTCAGTCAGTTGGCTACAAATATGTAGTCATCCGAAGCGTGGAAGATTTCCAGAGGGTGTTGGCTGAATGTTCTTAACTTGTGTATATCTTCGCTAAACCTAAACCAAAACCCATGAAACCAACCCCCACCGATTTTCGCCGCTGGCAAATCCACATCCGCAAGGAGTGCGTGTCTTGCGGCCGCCCCGACCGCTCCGAAACCATTAAGCCTTGGTCCGTGAACTGGACCCTCCTCGGAAGAATCCTTCAAGCCAAAAACGCCTGACTATGCCCTGGATAAGACCCCAAGACCAAATGCCCTTTAATGGGCAACCCGTGCTGATTACTGATAACGAAGGAATGCAAATTGTGGCCTGGTATTGGGTCAAAGAGGATAAATGGCACTCCGAAAACCACTCATGGTTTACTTGTGAAGTTGCTTATTGGATGCCCATCCCCGAAATAGTATAAGTCATGCAGACCAAATTAGAACGCTATGCCGCCAAGTACGGCGAGGCATTTATGAACGAACTACCCGACATCATTCGGACCTACTGCCTTGCAAACGACCTGCGAGTTCCAACCAAGAAGCGACCAAGCAACCTGCATATCATTCGGGTCATTGCCGAGGCAACCAGCGAAGTCCTTGGGATTCCGATTGAAAACATTTATTCCAAAAGCAGGCTTCGGCCGTTGGTAATCGCAAGGAGCATCATTGCAGACATCGCCTACTCCGAGTTCCTATTCACCTACAAGAACATCGCCATAGAACTGAATCGGGACCATGCGACCATCATTCACAACCTTGTCACCCATGTGCAGGATTCACGCTCTACACCTCAACTCAAATTCCTTCGTACACAAGTTTTGCACATAACAAGGCAGAATTTGCAAACAAGTAATCACCCCTACACCTCTGACTAAGTGCGACTTAGGTCGTCGGTGAGCCTACGATAATCGGCAAATCCGTGAGATTCGGACAGGGTCGGCCTAACCGCTGGCCCTTTTTTTTGCAATCTTTGCATATGCAGTCAGCCGACACCGTAATCCTTGACCTCTACCGAAGCGGCGAAATCCGAAAAGCCTGCCTTACCATCACAGGAGGCGACCCGCTTTGGAGGGACTTGGAGCAGGAGTGCGTCCTTATCCTGCTGGAGAAAAATCCAGAAAAAATCATGCAAATCCACGGGCAGGGGTACTTCAAATTCTATGTGGTTCGCCTACTGCTGAACCTATACCGAGGCAAGAACAACCAGTTTGCCCAAAAGTACCGCCATCACGATTTGCTGGAAGAACTGGACCCCGATTCCCCTATTCCCCAATCGGAATATGATTCCCTTATGGATGACCTGTGGGCCATCGCCGAAGCCGAGATGGACACCTGGGCAAAGGACGGGGCGTTCCCGTATGACAAGGAGTTACTGCGTCTGCACCTCCGCACGGGTAACATGAAGAAACTATCCCGTGACACGGGCATCCCGTATCGCTCCATCATTTACTCAATTGACCAAGCCAAGGCCAAAATCAAGGCCGCAATCCAAAACCATGGACACGCTGATATTTCCCCTGCTGATTAGTTCGCTGACCGCCCTCGCCATTGCGGAGTACCATGTGCTGCCCCAGGCTTGGTACAAGACCTGGTTCGCCCGTCACAAGCCGTTCTCCTGCGTCACCTGCCTCACATTTTGGGTGGCGGTGGCCCTGACCCTGCCCACCTGCGGATGGGTACTCGCCCCCGTTTACGGCCTCGCCTCTGCGGGGTTGACGGTTGTCATCCTGCAACTAACGAACCGATGACGCAAGACGAGTTTGTCCTTGCCCAAAAGCACCGCCATTATTGGGACCAATATCAGGCCGCCCTGTTCATGCGGTTAAGCCCCGAAGCGGTCCATGATTTGCAGACCGTCCTCGTCGCCCACGGCAGACCCAACACGAATTGGTGGTGCGCTGACTGCGTAAAATCGGCCCTTCAATACATTTACCAAGAGGCGGACCAATTCGCCATAGAAAACCAGCAGACCGTTACCAATGCCCTTACCAACCCCAACCCAAGCGGAAACCAAGGATGAGTTCATCACTCGTTGCATGGGCGATGCGTCCACAAATTCCGAGTTTCCCGACCAAAGCCAACGCATGGCCGTCTGCGCTCACCTGTACGCTAACGAGCAGCGTCAGCAATTTGAATCTTACGCCGACTATGGCGAAGGCGTGCGCAACAACGCCAAACGGGGGATTGAACTTAACGAGAGGAACGGCAACAAGTGTGCTACCCAAACGGGAAAGGTCAGGGCGCAGCAACTCGCAAGCGGTGAGGCTATTTCCCTTGAAACAGTTAAACGGATGCACTCCTACCTTTCACGGGCTGAAACCTACTACGACAACGCTGATTCCACCAGCGACTGCGGTTACATCAGTTACCTCCTTTGGGGTGGCAAAGCGGCCCTTGGGTGGAGCAGGAATAAACTACGGGAACTTGGCGAACTCAACGAAGGCTGACCCCGAAGCGCAGCGGCAGGCTCGGACTGAATCGCTGATGATGGTGATAACCACCCTCTGCGACTGCATTGGTGCGGTGGACGATTCCAACTCGCCCAACGCCTTTGCCGTCAAGATGAAAATCGTGGACAAGATTGACGAACTCATTGACAAAATAGAATACTGATGAGAGCAGGAAGGCCACGGTCGTTTGAAACACCTCAAGACCTTTGGGACGCATTCGTCAAGTATGCCGAAGAAGTCAAGGCAAACCCACGCCTCAAGACCGTCTTTGTGGGCAAGGATGGGGAACAAAAACTTGAGCCATTGCAGCGTCCTTTGACAATGGAAGGCTTTCAACTATTCCTGTGGGATTTGGATGTAAGAAGTGGAGCGGACGAGTACTTTACAAACAAGGACGGCAAATACGACCAATTTTCGGAGGTCTGTTCACGCATTAAGAAATCCATCCGCAAAGACCAAATTGAGGGCGGCATGGTTGGTCAGTACAACCCCTCCATAACCCAGCGGTTGAATGGATTGGTAGAAAAGCAGGAAACGAGTATCACCATTGAGCAACCCCTCTTCGGGGATGGACTTTAAGTACACCACCGCTATCAAGAAGATTCGGGCGATGACCGCTCGGAAGAAGGTCATCCAAGGCGGAACGAGCGCATCCAAAACATTCGGCATCCTTGCGGTGCTGATAGACCACGCCGCTCGGTTTCCTAAGTCGGAAATATCGGTGGTGTCCGAATCCGTCCCTCACCTACGGCGGGGGGCGATTAAGGACTTCGCCAAGATTATGCAATGGACCCACAGGTGGGTTCCCGACCGCTGGAACAAGACCCTACTGCAGTACAACTTCGCCAACGGGTCCACGATTGAGTTCTTTTCCGCTGATTCCGAAGCCCGCCTCCGAGGGGCAAGGAGGCAGGTACTCTACATAAACGAGGCGAACAACATTGACTTTGACTCCTACTACCAGTTGGCCATTAGGACCAGCCAAGAAATCTACATTGACTTCAATCCCACCCACGAATTTTGGGCGCACACCGAGGTCTTACCCGAAACCGATGCGGAGTTCCTCATCCTGACCTACCAAGATAACGAGGCCCTTCCTGATACGATACGATACGATATAGAACGAAACCGAGACAAAGCCGAAACCTCCGCCTATTGGGCCAACTGGTGGAAGGTGTACGGGTTGGGTCAAGTCGGGACGCTCCAAGGGGCAATATACGGGGATTACACGGTGGTTGAAGGGATTGACCCATCCACGATGAAATTCGTCGCCTACGGGCTTGACTGGGGGTTCAGCAACGACCCTACGGCCTTGGTCGCAGTTTACCGCAGGGGTGATGACTTGTTTATTCACGAACTGCTCTACCATCGGGGGCTGACCAACTCCGACATCGCCGTCCGACTGAAAGAGTTCGGCATTACAAGGGCGTGGGAGATTGTGGCCGATTCTGCAGAACCGAAGAGCATTGAGGAAATCTACCGCCTCGGATTCAATATCAAGCCCGCATCCAAGGGACCCGATTCAGTCAGGCAGGGGATTGACATCGTGAAGCGGTTCAACCTTCATGTGACCAAGGATTCGGTCAACTTGATAAAAGAACTCCGCAGTTACACTTGGGCCACCGACAAGGACGGCAAGGACACGGGGGTCCCAATTGACTCCTACAACCACGCCTGCGATGCGCTACGCTATGTGGCCCTCAACAAATTGGCCGTCAGCAATTCGGGGAAGTATCTTGTGGTGTAACTTTGGGGCATGAACCTTGAATCCATCATTGATTTGCTTTTGATTTTTGGCAGATTCTTCCTCTTATTGGTCTTGATTTTTGCAATTGTTTCCATATTATGAAACTCATCCACTACTACCACATCTATTGCGGCGGCGGCGGCCAATGGCAACTCATCATGCACCAGCACATGATGGCCCTTTGCAACTACGGGCTGATTGAACAACTGGACGAGATTCGTGTCGGCATTGTCGGGCCTCCCGACCAGCGGAAGGTGGTCAAGGAAATCTTGGACAACTCGCTCGTGGCGGCAAAGATTAAGGTCGTGGTCACCCGCACGAACGCTTGGGAGCAAGCAACGCTGACCGAGATGTACAAGGCGAGCCAAACCGAGGATGCCGCCTACCTGTACGCCCACACCAAGGGCAGTTCCGACCCATCCCTGATAAACCAACTTTGGTGCAGGTCCATGGTGTTCTTCAATATCGTCGCTTGGGAACGGGCCATCGCAGAACTCGCCAATGTGGATGCCGTCGGAGCCTACTGGCTGACCAAGGAAGAGTTCCCACAAATCGCAGACCACAACAACCCCGACGGATATCCCTACTTTGCGGGGACTTTTTGGTGGGCCAAGTCATCCCACATTCGTGAACTCGGAGAGCCAGTTCGGGAACACCGCTGGCAGGCAGAGCATTGGATAGGGAAGCGGGAAGGTATGACCGTCTATAATTCCTGCAAGGGATGGCCTGCACCCGATAAGTTCGTCATTACATTTTAGCCATGGCCAAAATCCCCGTCATCATCACCAACTTCAACCTCTACACCTGGCCGAAGGCGATGGTCAAGAAACTGATGCGGATGCCTGGGGTTGGACCCATTCTAATCGTGGACAACGATTCCACCTACGGCCCCACGCTGGAATGGTACGAGCAGTTAAAATTGGAAGCCAACGAGGTTGCAGTAATCCGCACGGGCGGCAACTTCGGCCACCTCGTAGCATGGCAGGCCCAAATCCCGCAGCAGTTGTTTGACATGGGCTATCCTGACTACATCGTCACGGACCCCGACCTTGACCTTTCAGCCTTACCCGATGACACGCTCCTACGGATGCGGGAACTTTGGTATGACCTGCCCGAAAAATCTTATATGTACGAACAGGAGGAAGGCGACCCGTTTAACGGGGTTAGGTTTTCGGTCAAGGACAAAATCGGCCTTGGCATTCGGACGGACGATGTTCCTGCCGATGCACTGTTCTTCCAGCAGGCCGAACTACGCTACAAGAACCAACCGTACTTCCACGACCTGCAACTTGCACCCGTTGACACAACCTTTGCCTTCTACCATCACAAACGCTATCAGCGGGTGGTCATTGGAGGGGCAAGGATGGTCGCACCTTACGAGTGCAGGCATCTTCCCTACTACCTGACCGCCGATGACTTGAATGCGGACTGGGAGTTCAGGCAGTACCTTGACAAAGCCAACCACGCCAGCACCGCTAAAAAGATTGCGGACGGGCTTAAAATCTTTTGACCATGCAACGATACTGCAACGCCATCCGAACCGCAGGAATAGTTCCAACAACCGTGCTGGAAATCGGCTCACGGGATGGACACGATGCGAA